TATGAGCTCCCTGTTTTCGTAAATCATTGTTGGCAGATAGTAACCTGTACCAACTGTAGAAGTTACTGAGAAGCCTATAACTTTGCCTTTTCTGGGATTGAGTGAGTTGGTCTCAGTATCGAACGCTATCAAGTCCGATTCCAATATGTATTTTGCTAATTCTTTTACCTTTTCTGTTGTATCTACTATTACGTAACTTTTTGTTGTCATAACTATTCTTCTTTGTCTTTGTTTTTGTATGGAAAAATTTCGTTGAGCTTCTCTCGTCTTCTTTCACAACCGCAATCCTCTTCTCCCATAGCTTCTGCTAATTTTTGGGCTAATTGATCGATCATGAGAAACTCTGTGACTTTAGCTATTGTATCGCCCAGACCTTCAGACGTTTTCTTTTCTTTCTGCTTGTTTTTCTTCATCTTGTTTTAATTTTGCGCTGAAGAACAGTATCATCACCTGGTTCGCTAGATTTTGAAAGTCTTTCTTAAGTTTTACTAATTTAGAGTGTTGATACACTTGTAAAATTAATAGTATTATGCATATAGTAAAATATACATTTTCTTTTGTTATAACGAATGTCATGTTTTTATTGTAAATATAACTTAATTTTGTCCCTCTTTAAAATTATCGGTTTTGGTGGTACCTTTAATATATTTTGGGTGATAGGGGCAGTGTCGACACCCATTGCCGCAACAACTACCCCTATCCAAGTGAAATTTTTCTGTGAATATGATTCTTCCGTTTTCGGTGTAGTAGTGAACGTTTTCTATGAAGTCCTTTTTCATGATCAGACTATTTCAAATCTAAATTTCCAACCTTTATATAGTCCTCTTTTAAATGTCGTATTATTTCTACAATGCTCTCTTATTAAATGGGCGGTTATTCTAAGTTTGTCACTAGCTTCTTTTGCTGTTTCATATTTACTTTCGTTTCCGTTTAAATCTGTGGCAATAACATATCCAAGCCACCTATTATTTAAAGAACCTTTCTTTACATCACTCCATTTTTTTCTCAATTGTTCAGATTGTAAAGCCAATTTAACTCCATCGCTTACTCTCTTTTTATACTCATAATTCATTGTAGCATTTTTATGAGCTTCTTTGACCTTTTTTACATAGTCATCCGATTGCCATAGTCTTATTCCATTTTTTCTATTGAGCTCAAGATTTTTTTCATTTGATATTTTAGAAGCTTTAGATATTTTTTTTCTAGTAATCTCTTTTAACTCTTCGGGTTTGTTTGAAAATGTATCACCTCCATTACCTCCAGCGGTAATATTGTATCCAAAAGAAATTGCATTTGTTTGTAATATCCAACGTCTTTCTAATTCATCAATAAAATTAGTATCTGCCTGATCTATAGTTTCTACTAAAAAATTTTCAACTCCATGATGCTGAATAGCGTCATATAATGGATGCCTTTTTTTACCTGCTAGAGATATGTGCTCTTTCCACCTTTTATCTACGTTTTTAGTTTTACCTATATAAAATTTTCCGTTTTTTAAATTTGTTATTTTATATATATACTCCATGTTAATTTATATCTTTTATATATAAATATCAGACTGTGAAGTTTTTATGTAATTTCGCACCTATACTATCTCACATTGACCAGATCCACAGGCAACCTCATTCTTATGATCCGTTAAATCCTCAAATTCTACGACTTCTGTCAAATCCAAAGAAGTTAGGTGGGAAAGCATCTCTTCATATTTTTCTTTTGTACAATCTTCGAAAGGTGCTTGAACGTACGTGTGATCAGAGTACGGTAACACTGAGAGCCCGTTGTAGCAGTGCTTATTTTCCCACATCCACTCTCCTACTTTTTCCCATTCGTCGTCCTTTATAGATACAGTTGCAGATATGTTGTGAGTATTTTGTCCGCTTCTGTGACCCGGCTTTATCCAGTTTTCGTAGAAAAACTTAACACGCTGTAATAAATCTAAAGCCGATTCTGTTCTTAATATAGCGCCGTCTGGAGCTTTTTGAGGAACAGAGATAACTGCGGTATCGTGAGGTCTGAAATATTCGTCCTCTACTAACTCTGGGTGATGTAGCGCTAGGTGAGTGTATATAGCTTCATTCTTACCAACCCTTATGCGTCTGATGTAGTACTCGTTATGCCAAGCGTGGATTCCTGATGAAGTTCCTAAAGCAAGAGAGCTGGTGCCTGAAGGTTTGATTGTTGTGCAACGTGCGGCTGAATTAATGCCTAAAAGCTTAGCTACCTGCTCGTTTACTATCTTAACTTGTTCAGCTGCTTCTTTGAGATCCAGCTTTTGAGCCTTTCCAGATCCTATTCCAGTCATGCCAACCCCTATCAAAGCCTCTTTTTCTGTTGTTCTCTGCCACACAGCTCTCAAATAATGAAAATCTGTGTATGATGCTTGTAAAGTGCCGATGAATGCAGCTGCTTTTACTCGCTCGTTAAGGTCTTGTTGATCTTCGACATCGCTAACGTTTACTTCGCAAAGGTTACAGAATTGGTAAGGGCGTAAAGCGATTTCACAGCACGGGTTAGTTCCCCAATCTTTATCGTTGTTTAGGTATATTCCGGGTTCTCCTGATCCAGAGTTTTTAATCTTTTCCCATAACGACATGAAGAACTCTTTTGTAACTTTGTTTCTTAGTAATACCGCAGAGTTGTTTGCTCTTCCTCGTTGTGGATTGCTTTCCCACCAAGCTCCTGATTTTGCTGAAATCATTTCTTCGTCGTCGGCGCTAAATAGACTGATCAATGCCGCTCTACGAATACCGCCTGCAAGAACAGCATCTGCAATGTAACAAACTATGTCGTGAACTTCTATTGAAGATAGTTTGCTATTATTCTCTTTTGCTGATAGTATGCCTTCGATCTTAACTAAGCATTCTTTTAGAGGTTGAGGACCGGGCGCTTTACCACCTGAAGTTACTAACTCTGCACCTTTTGGACGAATATCTGAAAAATCAAAAATGATAGTAGATCCGCCTTCAAAATAAGATCTGATTAACACCTTCACCGCGTCAGCCCACCCTTCGATGCTATCTCCGATTAAAAAGCGTCTGTGCTTCTTTGGATTGGGTTTAACTATTTCGGGCAATTTATCTATATGATGCCTTTGTACAGAATATCCAACGCCCGTACCTCCTAACAAAAGAAACATAACCTCAGAGAACGAACGAATGTCATCAATAGGTAAATAAGCGCAGTTGTATATGCGATTTGGAGAAATCTCGATGGGTTTTCCCGCAAACTGCATGCTTCTCATTGAAGGCAAAACTTTTTTATTGTACACAAACGAATAAGCGTGTTCAATCTCATCTGCCAACTCGGGAAACTTTTTCAAGTGCATGTTCTTGTTTCTATCAACTAATTCTGTCCAAGATTCCCTTCTCTTTAACTCTTTTTTGTACTTTGAATACTTCATGTACGTGGTTAGGTCGCTTAGTATCGACTGTGTAATGTGCATTTTACATAATAGTTTTAATTTTTAAACAATATATTTTACCCTAAAGCCCTTTAGACTTTAGACAAATAGGTCCAAAATGTCGGTGAATAGGATTATTTAGGTGTTACACCACCGCTATCCTGCGAACTTACTGTAGAAGACGGATTCGATTTAGTTTTGCTAGCTGCATTATTCGACGTTCCTCTTTTAAGGATTTCGCTTAACACGTAGCCTACATATTTTATTGGATTGTCAACTATTCTGTAGCTGTCTCCTTTTGGAGATTTGTTGAATACATTAAGTAAACTCATAAATAATCCGTTTTGTATTAATAAATATGCTAATTTTCGCTAGTTCACAGTCCTAATTCGAAAAACTTGTTCGACAGATATTTTTTCTCGCTATCGTCTATTCTTTTAAAGCCATTTTGGGATTGATTTTGCGAATCGGTAACTAACTCAGCGTCATCCAACTCAGATTGGTCTATATCTATGTGACCATTGGAGGTATTTATCTTTGCTCCAAAAGTCATACCATCTGCTCCGAATCTATTTTTTATAACGTGAATTCTACCGGTTCCTGCCAATTTGTCTCCTCTTTTTCTAGATAAAGACATAGCAAAGTCTGCGATCATGATCTTATCGTATGATCCAGCTATCTTATCTGCTTCAATGATGTCATCTTTGGAACCCATACGATTTACTTGACTCACTGTCCATATTGGTGTCTTAATCTGTCTAGCAAGACCTTTTATAGAAGTATACACATCGTCAATCTGATCTTTTCTTTCTGAAGACTTTGATTTTGATCTCAATAAGTCAACGTAGTCAATTATTACCAGATCTGGTTTTATTCCTAGAGTTGTACACTTCTGTATGTGCGTCTCAATGCTCGAAGGCGTTGTTTTGCCCATTGGAAATTCCTTAATAATCAGCTTGCCGGGCAAAGATTCCAATAGTTTTTCGATAGTTTCTCTATTCTCTTGCTTGTGAATATTCTGAAATTCGATACCAGTGAATATTGAATCGTATCGTTTTCCTACGTAGTCTTGCGAAAGTTCCAAAGTGTAGTGACAAACCGTGTAACCCAATTTAACAGCACTTGCACCTAAGCTTATCAAGAACCAAGACTTACCTCCACCTGGCGAACCCAATACCATTCCAAGATCGCCTGCTCCAAGACCTCCCATTAGTAGATCGTTGATGTGTGGCCAAACAGTTGGTACTGCACCTCTTTCTTCTAGACGATACCTAGTTTCAAGATCTTTTTCGTACTCGTGTCCCAAATCTCGGCTTTGTCCTGCTTTTAAAGCTTGGTCAATCATAGAACGAATGTCATCGTACTGACCTTTTGTCAACAATTCAACAGAGTTCATCAAAGCCTTCTTTAACTGCTGATTCTTACAAAAGTTACTGAACTCAGTCTCTACATACTCTTGATCTTGGTTTACCGCTTTTAACGACTCTTTCAACTGTTCTACGATGCTGATCTTTAGTACTTCGTTCTCTATCTTTTTCACCTCAACTGACATGTATTCTGGCGTTGGGTTGGTGTGATACTTAGAATAGTATTTAAGTGTTTCTTCAACTATCCACTTGTGCGCTGGATTATCGAACTCTTCTGGGTTAAGTAGATCGTAGACTCCGTGAAGGAACTCTTTGTGTTTTAGTAAAGACGAAATCACTTTGATCTGAAATGATACGCCGTACGCTTGTAGTGTATTTAATGTACTCATATTTTGTATTTGCTTAATTCGTAAAAGACGTTGTATACCCACGATTTTGGATCTTTTATGCTTGCTCCTAAATCGTCTTCGTTGTACAATTTTACAAATTCCTGGGAATCAAACTGCTTATATGGTTCTAGTAGCATGTTTTCGAGAGCGAGTGCGTCTTCGTCTGGTATATTTGGATTATTGAGATCCATCAACAGCTGATTTATCTTCAGTTGATTTTTGAAACTTAGTACATTTCCGTGAACTTTCTTATTTCCTTCTTCACACACTTTCAAAATTTCATCCAGAACTATTGGCGTCTCATTGGCCAGCATCGGAAACTCCTTCAATAGTGTCTTCTGCCCCAGACCATTAACACCAGGTACGTTATCACCAGTGTCGCCGAGAAGCATTTTTTGGATCAAAAAATTGTTTGGGTGTACACCATATTCATCAATAACCCTGTGTTTGTTGTAGAATATCTTTTTTGTAGGAGAGAAAACAGTTATTCTTTCGTCAACTAACTGCAGGTAGTCCCTATCGCTTGAAACTATAGTAACCTCTTTACCGTATCGCTTTGCTAAATGACCTATCACATCGTCGGCTTCCACTTTATCGATAGACACCAAATCTACCGGTAAGCACTTTAGATATTCGATAAGTCTTACTAGCTGGTTAGTCATAGATTCGGACTCTTCTTCTTGACTCTCGTAGTGGTCCCAATTTGTGATCCTTCTAATACCCCTGTTTGCCTTGTATTCAGGATAGATATAGCGTTTATTTGTAGAAGACCCTTTTCCATCGAACACAAGTATCGTTCTAGTAGGTCTTACCAAATTTATTGTACTTCCCAACGACCTAAGGAAGCCAGTTAGGCCTCCTATGGGCGTTAAGCTTTTGTTTGTGTGCTGAATGATCGCAAAGGATCTCATGAACATATTCAACGAATCTATCAACAACACACGACTGTCTATGTTCAACTCCTCTTTTTCTTGTTTTAGGGAGTCGAATAGTTTTTTGTAATCTTCTTTCATTGTTTAGTTTTATTCTGAATCGTCGTACACTACCGATGTTTCCACTTGCTCTTCAATCAACTCAAAGTCTGCAGACCCAAGCACTCGTATCCATTCCTCAGAATGTTCGTTCTTGTAGTTGTTTATAGCTGCTGGCGTATCGTCAATGAAGCCGTGAGGAGTCATTATCACCTTTGTAACAGCTGTAACTCCAGTAACGTGGTTCTTATCGCACGAAATCCTTGTTCTCTTTGCAAATTCGATGTCCTTACCAGACTTTGAAGCTTTGATCTTATTTGTACCAGCTTTTGCTACGTTACCAAAAGTAATTACTAAAGATGCGTCGAAGTACATAGTATTACCTCCTTTATTTTGCAAAGTCGGTTGACTCATTGGATTGTCAGGCTTTGCTACCCATACTTTGTTAATAGCGATGAGGGTATTTGTGTACTGCTGACTTTCCTTTCTAGACAATACGATCCTTTGGTTGATGAAGTTACCGAACTGCTGAGACATCGCTCCTGCGTTCCACTCGTTGTTATTAGTCGACTTCTCAACAGACATTTTACAAGGTATCGAACCAACAGAGTCCCAGAAGAAACATAGATCGTAAGGCAAGTTGCCCTTCTTCTGTTCGTCAAGTATGTCTGCTATAAACGCTGCTACGTCTTCAACGCAATTTAGCTTCTCTCTGTCTACGAATATGAAGAAACCATCGTAATCGCACACAACACCGTCTTCGTTAGCAACCTCGTTAAATTGGAGTCCCATAAGTCGAGCGTGTTCCCAAGACCATTTCATCTCTGTGATAATGAATACGGGAAGTATACCCATCTTTTGACAAGATACAGCTGCTTCCAACAAAGCTGTGGTCTTTCCAGTATCCGAATGGCCACGCAATAAACTGATGTGACCTACTGGTAGACCTGGTACTTGTAAAGCGTCTTGGAAAGCCTTTGAGAGCGGTATCCACCTGTCGTCTTTAAACTTTACAGACGTGGTGCTTAAGTTCTTCTTCTTTTTGAAGTTCTCTAAGTTGAACTGGCCCTTGACCGCTCCAGACACGGCGCCGTTCAAACTCTTTGTAGATTTTGCCATATTAGATTAAAATGCCCCTCTGGGAGGGGCTTTTTTTAAAAGTTGAAAATGTCATCGATCTTAGAATCCAAACTTTGCTTTGTTGTATTTAAAGCGTACTTTGGAGTTTCAACAACCGGTTCTGTTGGAGATCCTGTAGTTTCTTCTTCTTCGCTCTCAGCTTCAGGACTCAAGTAAGATAGTAGAGCTGACTTCATATCGTCGTAGCCATACTTTTTGAATTGAGCGGTTGGATCTGGCTGTTCACTAAGCCACTTTTTAACTTGATCTGCGTTCTCTGAAAGAGGAGTTGTCTTAGTTCTAACGCGGATTGTTGATTTGTTATAAGTCAGACCAGTTGATTCTTTACCAAGCGTTTCGATGGTAATGTCGCGGCCCTGTAAAGGATCTGTGTAGTCTCCTACGTCCTCGTCTTCAGCGATAGACAGTAGATCCATGAAGATCTGTTTACCGAAGCCCCAAAGCATAACGCCTTTGTCTTCTTCTCCACGAACAATAACGGGAGCAAATACGCGCATCTTTGGTTCGAGCTTCTTGGCTAAGTACCAATCTTCTTTGTTGGAAGACTTTCTTAAGCCTTGAGCGAACTCTACGATGGGATCTTTCTCTCCAAAATTGGTGAGAGCGATCATGGTCTTGTTGCCGATCTCGTAGTGGAAATACAGCTCTTTAAATGGATTTGACTTGTTAAAAGCAGAAGGCAGAATTCTTACAGAATGTTTGCCTACTGTTGGCGACCAGAGCGTTTTTTGTAGCTCTCCTTTCCCGCCGCCTTTGGGATTTTGCAAAGATTGTAACCTTTGTCTTAGTTGATTAATGTCCATAACGGTTTACTTTATTTAGTATTCACAAATATAACAAACGTTTAGAACTGTAAAAAAAATATTTTACAAGTTCACAATTTTTTTGATTTCGGTGTTTAACCGCTTTAGATTGTCGTTCTGATAAAGAAGTATGCAGTTCTTATAGTCCTGCCAATTTATGGGATACTTCGTGTCCAACACTCCGCCGTTTAGGCTTTTAATAAGCGCATTGAGTGAGTTTATGGTGTAAAGTGTGTTGGTGTCTTTTTTTCTGTGAACGAGTATTGTGTTCTTCATGATGCGAGGTTGACTATCTGTCTCCTCTATGTTGTAGGTACACATGAGTTCGTGTGAGTCTGGAGAACTGAGCACGAAGATTTTTTTGTACATAACCGCGTACTCTCTATTTATCGAGTGTATCAATTCGTCCAACTCTTCTTCTGTGGTGAAAGTGCAAAACAGCTTGTTCTTCAGCATCTCTCTCGTTATTATCGCGTTTTCTTGTATTTCGTATTGTAACATTTATAAATATGTTTGTTTTTTACAAAAAGTATGTCTTTCCGTGTTTGTGTTTAACTACCATTTCCCCTTGCTCTAAAATAGATTTTATTGTTAATAACAAGTCCTTACCGTCTTCTAAGCTGTAATCCAATAAAAAAGAGTCGTACGTTATCAATACAAGCTTAGATTTCTTTTGATTTAGTGCTTCTTTTAGTTTTAATATTTTCTTAGCATTTTCGTAAGTCTCCAAGTTCTGTACATAGTAGTTCATCAGCTTGTTATCGTACATGTCCATATCTCTCACCAGGGTCATCCCTGTGGGCAGCTCCATGGACTCACCGGGAGCGCACAGGTCACTTAGTTTTTTGGATAAAGTAACCATAGACTTTACGAAAGGAATGTGTTGGTGCTCTTCGGGTGCGTTCCCATACATGTTTCTGAAGCTTATTGCTTTGGATTGCTTATACTCCTCGTCTGTAAGTGTTTCTTTACCAAAGTACTCTTTTCCAAGCTGTTCATGAACCGACTCTTTACTAAATGTATGCCCTGTTTCTCTAGCTATTAGTCTTAGGTGGTACGCATCAAAATCAAACTCTACGAAATAGTCGTTTGTTGGTACGAAACAGTCCCTGTGCTCTTCGTCCTTTGGTATAGCTAGGAAGTTCACTCCGTTGAAAGCGTTTGTTGGTCTTCCTGTGGGGTTGTGTAGGTTGTATTGGTTGTAGAGCAGATCTCCTTTTAGAGAAGCATTGTTCTCTGTAAGTTTGTATGTCTGTTCAAACTTTTTTAAATTCACTTTTATGGGATTGCTTTCTACGTACGAATAAGCGTCTATTACTGTGTCTAATCTTTTATTATACAACTTATTTAAGCAATCTTCGTAAGCTGCGTATACGCTTTCGAGATGTTCATAGTGCTTTACTATAGGGATTATATTATTCAATCCAGAAAAATTCCTATAATTAGACTCGTACTCTAGTTGTATGCGAGTTTTTTTATCTTCTACTCCGGATTTTAAAAACTGCAGGTCTACTAGCTTTGGGTGATCTATGAAGTGGGAGTGGTATTTCTTGTCGACTACGTAAACGCTCTTGTGTTTTTTAACGAAGTCTAGCACTTGTTTGTTGTCCAGAGGAAATGACTCGCTGTGATCTATGCTGAATATGTAGCCTTTGTCTCCGCTTCTGTAATAGTATAAACAAACCTTCGAGACTTTTGGATGGTAGATGTAGTTGTTTGGAATTACTTGAAGAAAACAACTGTCTCGCGGTTCTAATCTTAACAGCTGATCCTCTGTTTCTATGAGAAAATACATAACCCTTATTTTGTTCTAATGTAAACAACTAAATATAAACGAAGAAAAATAACTATTGAGTAGATTGCATAAAAAACCTCTCTAGTAGAGAGGCTTTCTTTTTGTTATTTAGACATCTGAATCTTCATACTCATCCTCATCATCGGACTTTATTTTAGTTCCATCCCATTCATCAAATTTACCGAAGTAGCGTTCTTTTATTACTGCTTCTAAAAATGGTATAATCGCTTGTAGTTGTTTGTCATTTAACGTTTCAAATTCTGGGTGCGCCCCGAAAGCAAATTTGTAATATCCCTTTTTCTTTTTCTGTTTATCAGTATGCCCTACTTTTTTTACTATTTCTTCCATAGTGTCGTCTACTGCATCATCATCAATATCAAAACTGGTAGCGCGTGCTACCTTTAGCATTTTTTCATACAGATTTGAAACTTTTTCAGCTAAACCAGAAGAGTCTTCATTGGGTTTGAGATTTTTAATCTCTGATACTTTCTCTAAATCCTGTCTTATGTCTGATTCCAAATCCTCTTTCAGTAGAGGGTTGTTCTTTACATAATTGTTATAATCAAATGGTTTCATGTTATCTATCTTTTACTATAAATATGCAAAAAAAAATCAAGCTATTGAATGGCTCTGGAAAACTTTGCGTACTCTTCGCCTATGAAAGTTTTTAATCCCAAAAATTTAACATCTTTAGTTTCTACCAATCTCTTGTTTGTATCTATTATGCCCGCTCTTATATCGTATTGCGAAAGTCTTACTGTATTTAACGGACCTGTTAACTTCCACATCACAGATTCTGTTTGGTAATATGAAACGTCGTACGGCACTGTACCGCTATTTATTCCTACGAATTCTTGCTCGGATATTTCTTTTATATATCCTTTTTCGTTAACTTTTTTTACAAAAAATCTAAAAAAGTAGCCCTTCGAATAATCTTCTTCTGTTGGTCTAGCTTGATAACTGGTTGGTTCAACGCTATTTGATAAATCAATCTGTACTTTCGTTCTTGTTGCAAATTCTGCTCTGGCTTCTTCTCTTAAGCCTAATTTTTTTAATCCAACATCATTAATGTATTTTGCTATAGGCAGCAGTCTTTCATTACTACCAAAAATAGGATTGGCCCCAGCGTAAAATTTTCCATCGAAGGTAGCATAGTATTTTCCAGTGTAAGGTGCGCCGTTTAGCTGGAATTCATTTCCTGCTGTGTTTAGGTTTGTTTTTACTCTGAAAGATGGATAATATCTTATAGACATACTTTATATAATTATTTTTATCCTTTTAATTCTGCTGCTTTTGTCGGATCGTATTTAAAATGCCAAGGTTCGTTAATTTTAGCGCCTTCAACCAACCAAGACCATCCGTAATTCCAACCATCTGATCTAACGAACTCTTGAAATTTACCAGACGGCACATCTATAGCAATTCCAAGTCCATGATTAGAAGTACCTGGAAAAGCTGCTGCTGTACCTCCATTTGTGTTAATCTTTCTTTTTAAACAATATGGTGATGATTTTTTACAATAATTACTAGCGGTATCGCTACGATTACCTCCAGTAGAAACATACAAATCCCAATCGAATATAGCGTTTTGCGTTTCGTAAGTTCTATAAGAATCGGTTACTGTTACTGTTATACCAAGCTTTCTTGCTGCATCTGCCATTTTTATGAAAGCAGCAGCAGCGTCAGGTCTTAATTTATGGCTACCTATGCCTATGCTAGTTAAACTTGAATCTGGCAGTCTACCGTTGTCTCCAGTATACACTCCGGTTCCACCTATTCCAGTTGATCCAAATCCTCCGGAAGATCCTTGATTTTGACTTGGCGGTGGTGGTACTCCTCTAAAAGTACCTACAGATTGATTGCCCAATTTTGTTTTGTAATTATTTATGTTTTTAACATAATACATGCTACCTTTAACGTTAGTAGTCCATGAATTGTTTTCTATAATATGATCAAGACCAGTTACAATAAATCCCACTCTTCGAGTCGATGTTTGTCCAAGACCTCCGGCTTCTGTTGTATACGAATAAGGCAATAAGTTTTCAGATATTGTAAACGCATGATATATACCAAGACCAGATATTCCGTCTGTGCTAAAATTGACTGAGAGCGGTAACAGCATTGTTGCTTTTAACTCTGGATCTTCTTCACTATTTCTTGCTTTTGCTACCGCTTCTATATAATAGTTTGTGGCCTGTTCTACGCCCTCTTCTGATCTAGTACCTCCAATGTAATAACTTTCTACTGATGCATTAAATCTTGTAGCAGCTAAAGCTTTTCTTTGTAAAGATCCACTATCAGCTTTTGTTTTATTCGCTGAATTATCGTTAACCGCGGTGACCGCCTTTTTGTATCTATCAATTGCGTATAAACTTGAATTTCCAATCGTCGTACCGTCTATACCCGCAGTTGTTTGATTTTTTACTTCTGAATTCGCACTTACAGCTAGCATGTTTCCTATTTTAGTGCTCATGTCTGTTTGTATAGTAAACGATCTCGCTACAGATTCTTTTCCGAATAGCGGTATCTCTTGTGGAATACTCGATATTATGTTTTTATAGTCTACTATATTGCTAAGAACGTTCTCTCCTGGGATTGCTTGGTCGTCTACCACATAAAAACAATTTGAGTAATCATCGTAAGCTAATCGTAATACATTAAAGTTTCCTAACGCTTTTCCAAGATCTATTAGTATTTCATCCATTAAAGATCTAAAATAAACAGAGTTACTCTCGTCTGATGTCGCGTGTTTTTTTATCAAATCTAATAAGTAATCTATACTCACTAACGCGTTCATCAACTTACCCCTATAAACAGTTTGCGCGCCTGTCGCAGTTTTATTAAATTTAAAAGGGGGAAGTTTGTTAGACACTCCATCCCCGGTCCATAGTTTTGTTTCCGATCTGTCATCTGCACTCTTTATTATGTTATCTCCAGAAAGTATGTTTTTATCAAATAATTTCTTATATGAGTTAAAATCTCCAGTAAAAGGTATAAAAAACCTATAAGGATTTGCGCTTAACATGAAATCAGAGGACAGTATAATATTGCTTCCCTGATTGAAATCTAGATAAAAAAGGGGTATATTCAACTTATCCTCGTCGGTATCATACAAAAATGCGCAGTGGTTTAACATCATAAAGAAGAAACCTAAAGTAACGTAAGTCGGATAGTGAATATCTCCTCCCTCAACCAAATTTTTTGTTTGATAATAAGGGATAACAAAAGATTGTAGTAGTTGATGAAAATTGACTTCATATTCGCTGTCTTTTTTTGTTAGTTCATCTAATACTGTAGCTTTACCGGGTTCATCTACATCTCCGCTATCTTTCATTAGAGATCTATGGAAACCACAAAGGAGATTTATTAAAAATCTCTCCTTTTTTTCCATATCTCCGTAATAGTTTTGTTTATTTTTTAAAACCTCGTCTCTTGATTCTATTACCTTCTGTAAAACTGTATCACCAAAGGCTCCATCTTTAAATAGTTCATACAGCTGAGATTTATCATTATCCTTTGTCCATTGTATAGAAGAAACATCCTTTATAGTTCCATCGTTTTGAATAAACCTAGATATTGTTATAAGTTGTATTGTTCTTAACATCGCCTCAAGTTGAGACTTATACATCGCAGCTTCAGAATCTTGCAAGTCTTTTACATTTATTGTATTATACACTACTTCAGGCGGCGGTGGCAGTGCTGTACCAGCTGCTGCTTGTGGAGATGTTTGTTGTGGTGTTTGTATTGGTTGGCCAATGAAAGGATCAGTAAATTTCCACTCTGAAACTAGATCAAAATCCTCTATCGCTATACCAACTCTAACGTTCTGCATTGTATAGATAGTGGTCGCAGGAACTGTTTTTTGACCCGATTTGACTATTGGACCCAAGACTCCAGGAAGATTATCGATGTTTATAAAACCTTCAAACACCGCTCCATATTCTTTATTTACTTGAACTTGTAGCAAATTCATGTAGTATTTTCCAGATAAAACTCTAACTATACCGTCTATTATCTTTTTTCTTGTTTCTCCTTCGTTTGAATTTTCAGTCTTTACGCTTCCTGCGTGAAAATCTGGACTATATGCTAATCCTGTTATTTTTGCGAATTTTGTAGAATAACGTATTCTTATTGTTCTAGTTTTGGTAAATCCGCGAGAAGCATCAGCGTATTCTATAATGTAATACCCATCATCTTCGTTAGATGGAAAATTTCCAAAGTCATTAACAGTGAGCGTATCATTTGGATCATAATCAGTTACTGCAAAATATGTAAGTTTACCGTTTGTTTTAGTTTCTGATACTATTTCTTTCGTTGTTCCATCGTCTTGAATCAACCAATCCGTAGATCCAGCTAAATTACGTGTACTACGTTCTTGTTTTGGTCCCAATATAAAAGCCCAATCTACGTTAGATGCGCCAGAAAGACCAAGATTTTTTAAATTTTCAGGTGAATTCCAATTAAATAAAACTTGTACATTTTTTGGATAAAGAACTTTACCTGGATAAGAAATATCTTTAAGTCTTACGATCGTTTTTTGTTTTTGTAAAATGTAATAGTGCTTTTGATCATCTTTTTTCTCTTCGTTGTCGGTTACATATAAATTTTGTGTTGATCCAGGATTTTTATCATCATTTCTAGTAGTATACCTTTTTGTATTTGTGGTAACTTCTTTAACAAAATTTTCAAATTTAAGAGCTTGTGCTGATGGGCTGTTTAATATTTTACCGTCTGCAGTATTTTTAATATTTGCTCCATCGCAAACAAACGGAGCGTTTACTCCACCCGAAGCTGAAGTGGTTTTATAATACCTTGAGTCTATAAAAAACTTATAGTCTTTTAGTTCTGATGTTATTTCTTTTGCTTTTGCGAATGTTTGATTATTCTCTGTAACTATTTGAAACTCACCAGAAGTTATCCTATCTCTTATACAAGGCGGATAGTTGTCTTTATTGTTTGGATCATTTTTTGCTGCAGCTTGAGAAGCTGCAATTAACGCCAATTGTTGATCGTAAAGTCTTTTCGCTTCTTCCTCAGCACGCTCTTTGTTTATGTTCGTTATTATATTCGCTATACGATCAATCGCATCTTTAAATATAGTTGGAAGTACGGGGATTGCATTAGTTCTCATGGACTCTGCTAGCATACCCGGTCCAATGACTTTTAACTTACAATCGTACCCGCCTTCGGTATTTGACGTAAAACTGAAGTTGGTAACCATACCCACCATTGCATCGTAATTCCCGTCTGTTTCTCTTATAGCTTTGGCTATTTTTATTCTCAATTTCGCTTCGTCCATTCCAGGTTGAAAGGGATCTACTGCGTAATCTTCAGATTTTTGTAAAACGTCGTACGTATCTAGTTGATCTACAGGAGTCTTCTTTTGTTTAAAGAAAAAGGTATTTCCCCACTCAATGAATATAGTGTATCCTAATTTGAAATATAGTATGTCTACAATATCAAGCTGTGTCTTTGTATTTACTTTAAAATCTATGTCTGCTTGAAGTATAGATCCCAATTTACCTTGAGTAGCTATTTTTACACTAGTTATACCAGCTATAGGCCTTAATCCGTATTCTCCATCTATATTACCATACGGTTCGGAAAAATAAGGCTCTGGAGAATAGTTTGGAACATTTTTTACGTTATAGTCTTCTAACTTTTTACCTTTTGCAATATCATCAGCAAAACTAAGAACATCTTTATCTTGATACATTTGCGTAGTGCCTTGATAAGCACTAGTTCCTCCAAAAAGAACAAACGATTTTGCTAAATTATCTTGGTCTGATGTTTTTTTAGTGATTCTAGTTATTTTATCAGAATAGCTTGGACTTATATTTACAGAAGATATAACTCTTATCCAACTCGACTTATTGGCCATATAAACTAAAGAGTTATTGTCTCTTTCCTCTAAAGTTTTCTTACTTCGTATGTAAAACTGATTTATGACGTATTGCGGGACAGGTTGTCCTAATATGCTATCTAATTCTGTGTAACCCATTTATCTTGTTGAATTTTCTGTTTTGTATAAATTGTTTATAGGTACTGGATTTGCAGGTATTCTCAATTGCATCCCTATTGGTGGATATATAGAGTCTCCAGGAAGGGCATTAGCTGTTGCGATGACCCACCAGTAGCTCATGTCACCATAAAAATCCAAAGCAATCAAATCTAATCTATCTCCCAAAGTCGTTATAACATAGTTGTCGCCTTGTAAAATTGGAATATCGGGATAGACGTTAGTTTGGTAGTAAGTAACTTTATCGTCTACATTTGTATTTTTTGGTATAGTTTCGTATCTATAAGGCATAATAATAAAAGTTAAAAGTATCTGGGTGCTATTGGATTATTTTTTTCTAAAGCTTTTTGATCGCGATTATATTGTCTAGTAGCTTTATTATTCTGTCTTTTTTGTAGTCTTTTATTTTTTCTTATTTCTGCATCGGTTAATCTCCTAGGTTCATTATCATAAAAATCGCTATTAAGTTGATCAGGACCCGTAGAGTTTTCATCTATAGGATAATTATAAAGCAGTTCGTTAGGTCCATCACTAGAAACCACACGTTTGGGTAACATACTATGAATTGGTTTAAAAGTACACTGCACGTCTAAGTAGTGAGGTAGTTGATACCCTTCGTTTATTTCCCAAGAAGAATCTTGAGGAATTGTTATGTTTACACTTTCTAGAAAACCGGGTACACGATATAAATAATCACCTACCGTAACACGTGTTACTGAAGTTCTCATTACTCCAGAATTTGAATAGTCCGGGTAAACTTGAGAAGCTAATGCGTTGAGTTTTTTGTATAACGGCAAGAGGTCTTTTGGATTTTCTACAGCTACTCTAAAGCCAAAACTTATTGTTCTACTAAATCCTTGATATATAAAAAAATCTTCGCCTCGACCCATATACTTAAAGGAGTTGTATGTGCCTTGGTGATTATCAGTTATACCGCTTGTTAAATATGCTCTAAACTGAAGAAATATTCCAAAGTAAGGATTATCGTTGTTTACACACTCAAAACCAAATTTTATCATATCGTCTACAGCTGTAGATTCTTCTGTCCACGCATTATTTTGATAATCTTTTATTGCATTTTGCGCAATGCTATCAGATTCACTAATGTTGTCTCCCGCTTTGTAACCATTAGACATCTTATATCGTATCTCTCTGCTTGGAAAATCTGCACCTGTATCACCTGATTTAAAATCTTGTATATCTAACTGAACAGGGTAATCGTGGAAAGTGGCTGCGCCTGAAGGCTCTTCTGTGATTACACGATTAGTTAGGCTTGTGTTTGATTTTCTATTCTCGTTAACTTTTTGACTCATTATAGCATCATAAGTCATTGCAGCACCGCTCCTAGTTTTTCTAACAGCGGTAGAGGTATCATCAAAACGTCTAATTATTGTATTACCAACACCGTAAACAGATCCCGGTCCACCTAAGTAATTTTGTATAACGTCTCTATTTAGAGATATTCCAAGTTGATTTATCTTGTTAATTGCACCCAGTACAGTTCCTTTTTCTACTATCTGTCCTGAACTTCTAAGTTTGAGCTGTTGTAATATAATAAGTCTATTCTCTAGTTGAACTTCGTCTGAACTCATCCTATTTTGTCTTCCAACTATGTCGCTGTAATATTTTGCAGTAAGGTCAAATGGAAACAATCCCGCTCTAGGTAAATGAAATCCTGTACCTGAAACTCCTACTTGTGCTATTGTATTTTTTGCATAGTTATAAATTCTAGTATTTTCTATTACGCCTGGTACTGCACTTACGTCGTTGAAAGCGCTTGTGAAGGTGTTACCTGTTTCTGTTTTCGGATTGCTTAGTTGTAATCCTATTTGTTTATTTATAAAAGCTTGCCCTCTTGGAGCATCCTTCAAAAACTTTTCAATTCTTTGTCTATCTATTTTAGAGCTTATTGTGAGCGTTTGGGAGCCTATCTGGAAATCCAATCCACCGCCCCTTATAGGATAATCTAAAGAGTTTTTGTTGCTGTTGGCGTAGTCTACAAGCGTTTGGGGAGCGTTTTGGGTTGCATACCTATCTCCTATTATGGGAGTCTGTATGTAAGGTTGCCCAGAATCTCCATTGTTTAGTCTATCACGACCAAATTTTAGAGATGTTAAATTTGTTTTTAGGTCTAACAGCGGCATTTTTTATTGTTTTATTATCTGAACAACCTATTGTAATCGTATTTTCCACTGGCGTCTTGTAGATCCACTTTCTTGACAACCTTGGTCATCTTTTGTCCGTCTACCATCAACTCAACGGAAACGTATGCTGGATTGTTTCCTGTTTGTGAAGTTCCTAATACTTGGTAATTCGGCATCGCATTAGTTGCGTTTTGACTTTGTATGGTACCACCTATGCTTGTTGGTGCTGACATTCCGGCGCTAGAGCCACGAATCATACTTCCGACCCCTTCTACCATATTTATCATGCCTTCGTCTATTCTAAAATCACCCATTCCCATCCATTCACCAACCCAACTACCAGCCAATCCATTTATAGCTCTCATTATTCCTCCTATAACTGTACCTATTACGCCAACTATACTCGCAAAAACGCTGCGTATTTTGTTCACTAACGACATTATGTTTTCTGGTTTTGACAAAAAACCTATGAAGTTCTGAACCATATCTGCAAGACCCGTATTTGCAACTAATTGAGCTAAAGATACTTTTATCTTTTCTATGAAACCAGATAGATCTTCAGTAGCAGACGCTGTTACGTACTTGTTAAACGCTTCTTCGCTACCTAGCATGTTTATGGCTTCTTGAGCGCGACCTTGTTCTCTCATGAGAGCAACCTTCTTTTCTAGCTCTTTTGTAGAACCTACGCCAAAAGCAGCTAAGTGCTCTTGCTGTTTTAAAAAGTCTCCCATTTGGTCGCGAGTCATACCAAACTGCTCTGCGTAGGCAGTTGCAGCTATCCTATTCATGTTTAAGAACTCGGTAGAATTACCTATCTGTTTGGTTATTTCTATACCTGCGTCTAAAAGCTGGTTGTTTAAAAACAGCTCTCTCGCTTTGTTAAGATTGACTTCTTTGCCTGTTAATAGTTGTGCTTCAAATTGCTTAGTTATGCTTGATTCAAAATCTAAAAAACCGTCTGCAATCTGATCCAGCTGTTTCAATTCTAGTCCTAAACCTTTAGCTGCAACTAAAGACTTTATCATGTGTCCAGGATACTTGGCTAACTGTAAACCCAAGTAACCAGAAAGACTAGCTACTTCTTTGAGTATAGATTGGAAAGAGAATCCAAAACCAGTTAAACGCTTGAAACTGTTTACTTGGCTCATCACAGCTCCAGCTATATTCGACTGATTTTTACCTGTTATTCTACTTAATTTTTCTAATTGAGCTACTGTCTCAAGCTCTACACCTGCGAATTTTTGTAGTTGATAAGCAGTTATTGCGTTTGCTGTAGAGATCCTATTTGTGTCCTCTAATGCTTTGTTTATGTCTACGTATGTTCTTAAAAGCACTTTACCGTTCAGAGAAGCTTGACCTGTAGCGGTAGCTGCGCTATTTAAGCCTCCAACCAATCTCATCGATTCATTTGCGCTTAAACCGATTTCTCTACCTATCATGTGAAACTCTGATTTTGCACCTACCGCGAAGTCGAGAAGCATTGCAAAAGAGTCGATGATTCCGCCTAGTAAACCGCCAATAAACGGTATTTGTTTTATTAAACCAGTAACGTTACTAGTTAGCTTAGTTATAGTCCCTTCTTCTCCGCCCATAGCTTTCATTCCACTTTGCAATTTGTTTATACCACCCATCGCAAGCTTTTGTGCGCCTGAGGCTGCTGCTGCAAAACCTAAAGCTAAACCGCTGACTATTTTAACGAAGGTTTTGGTTGTATTTGTGCCTTCTCGTGCTTCGGTAACAATTTTTCCGTATAGATTTTTTCCAACGCCCAAGTGTTTATTCATTAGCCCCAACAATCTACCAGTTAACCCTATAGTTTTAGCTACATCTTGTTCTGTTTCATACTGCTCTTGTGCATACTCTATTTGTTTTTTTGCTAAATCTACAGTTTGCAACTGAGTCATATATGCTACTTCGTCAACTGTTAATGCGGATTTCAATCGTTCTTGACGATCTCTTTCGTATTTTAATATTTTATTTAAGTTAGCTAATTTTTGAGTATCTCCTAATAAGGTAGCATCAACTTTTCTTTTTTCTAATTCGCTTAATTTTTTAGAAGCTTTAAAATACTCGTTAACATTTGAAACTCCAGTTCTACCGTCTTTTTGTAGTTCTTTTTCTAAATCTTTTAACCTATTTACTTCAGTTATTTGTTTTTGCCTTGATTTTTCTAACTCTTTATTTATAGTTTTTAAGTTAATAGTATCTTTATTTAAACCCTGTAGTTTACCTTGAATTTTTTCATAAGAACCCATCATTTGATTAAGGTATTTTATAGAATCTTTTAATAGATTATTATAATCGCCTTGATCTTTTTTATACTCTTCTGCTAGAGCTCTTACTTCTTTGGGATCTAAATTCTTTTCAGCCATTTATTACGTCTGTGTAGGTATAAATATGTGTAACGTTTATTTTTTTGGCTGTGCTGCCTTTGTAGAATAAGAATATTGTTTTGATGCTTCAAGAACTTCTTTTGGTATCTTTACCTTGTTCATGTCTGTCTTATTTGTTAAGACTTTATTTTGTTCATCTCTTATCTGTTGTAGCTTTTCCAAATGTTCGTTGATTTTTCTGATATTGTATCTACGATGAACTATCGGCATATTCCAAACTTCTGACCACGAAAAACCTCCGCCTCCGTGATAAACCAATTCAAAGCACTCGTTCATAAACGCGCTCCTGTGTTCAGGACCCGGAAAAAGCGGATACCATGAAATAGTTCCGTAAGTCATTTAATTAATCTTCGAATTGTGGAAAGAAGAACGAAGCTCCCAAAGGAAGATCTGTGGTAACCTCTTCCCCTGTGTTGACCATAAAAGTAACCTTTGTATCAATATCAGGCGTGTTCTTTGCCATGTCTTGTCTTAGAGCAACTGCGTCTCGTGCCAAAAGGTACCCATCGTCAATGAATTCTCTAATCGTTTTAGTGCTGTAATCTCCATTAACAGAGGTAATCTGGTGTTTGAGTCTCGTTGTTAATTGACCGATGTCTGAATTCGCGATTTTTTTCATCCCCTTTATTTCAGCATCAATCTTTCTATCGTCATTTACTGTTAAAAGCTTATACGTCACAGTGTTTTTTGAATGAGGGAGTTCAAAAGTAAACTCATTCTTATCGGTGTATAAATCGTAATCAACTTCTTTATAATTCAAAGTTTGAAGATCGATTGTTATTGTTTCTTCTTCATCTGAACCGTTTGCTTTGTATTTGAAAGAATAGTCCTTTCCGTAACCCAGTATTCTTGCTGCGATAAGAAGCGCATTACGATCACCAAGGAGAAGATCCTCATATTTTATATCACTTTTTATAACAGACTTAAGCATCTTCTCTATAGCTGTACCCTGACGTAATAGATTAGCGTTAGTGAGAATGTCCTCTTCTTTAGCTGTCATGTATTTCATTTCTACTTTGCCTGTTGATAGCGGGCTGTCTTTTGAATATAAGAGACCTTTACTTGGTAGGTCTATCATTTCTGTTGGAACTGAGAATTTCTTTTCTGACATAGATTTGTTTTAATATAAATATACGTATATAAAATTTACTGCATAAAAAAACCTCTCGAGTAGAGAGGCTTTCTTTTTTTATTTAGTATAAATCAATAGTTTAACCCTAAATTCGATTTTATTTTATTTTTTATAAGATCTACATCGTATTTATGCATCTTCCCTTTTTTAGTAATCACAGGCTCTCTTCTATAAGCAGATACGTCTCCTCCCATCCAGCGGCCTACGACTTTTCCCTGTAAAGGATCGAATCCGCCCACAGGTATTCCTCGCTTAGCGTATTTAGGATCTTCTTTAGCATCTATCGTTCTTAGCGTATCTTCGTATCCGAACTGTTTTGCGTGAGCTTCGATAGTATCTATATCAGCTATACCATCAACTTCATCAGCTGCATAAGGGTCTATAGTTAAAGTCAAATAATCGTCTATGTATTTATTTTTTAATTCTTGGTCTATTGGACTTAACTTAGCTTCTTCGATGCTTTCCTTCAGAAGCGGGTTGTTTTTTAAGTAATTGTTATAGTCGAAGTGTTTCATACTGTTTATCTTTTAGTATAAATATGCTACATTTAGTCTTTGTAGTATATTTTGTGATCTTGGAGGAACTGGTAGTATTTGCTTTTTGCGGATTTTGGTTTGGGACTATTTCCATACTTAGAACCATTTAAAACTTCATGAAAAACACTACAGTTCATATTTAATTTTTTAGCTAGTTGTAGTGCTGAACCGGCTTCTATTTTTTCTCCTGTTAATATATTTTCGCATACGACAACTCCTTTGCTCGCTCTAGATTCTTCTCCAACTTTTCCAATTTGTCTTTTTATTGCCGCTTTAGAATAATTAGCTCTTTGTTCTTCTGTTGGAATCCAAGTTTTCTTTTTTCCTAATCCATTTTTATTGCCTTTCATTTTTTCGCTCATTTCCAATTTCCAACTATCTTTCTTTTCTCTCTTCCAAAGCGGCATAAGCAACTCTCTGGCTTCTGCATATTCCTGCTCTGATAATTTTCTTTTTCCATCATAAGCCATTCTATGGAAAGCCCACAACATTTTTTGACCATAAACTGGATGAGATTTGAATTCTTCTGCAAGTATTTTGTGAACTCTGTAATGTTCTCTTGCAGTTAATAATACTTCTGTGCTTTTTTTATTGAAAGATTGTGGGATAATGTGATGCGACTCATAGTATATATCTCCACTCTTTTTGCGATTGCTAAGCAACGCTGTTCTAATAATTTTGAAGTAAGTTGTAAGCATAAAAAAACCTCCGCTTTATTATAAATATGCAGAGGTTTCGTTAATTAATAATTAAGTATGCGAGTAGTCTTAATAATTCAAAACTAGTAGTTGAGTATACAGTAATCCATCGCGAGTGTCAAACTGATCTCTGTAGGATCTTGTGAAGAGTGGTCGTAAGATCCGAAGTTTGTTTCCTTGATGAAAGCTCCCTTAAGAATCCACTCTGATACGATATCTCCTACGGGACCAAGCACATTCAAACTACAGTCCTTCTTATAAAAATCGGAGTATCCATCGCGGCCGGTTACAGACTCATGATGTAGTCTCACCCATTCCATAACGGCTTGTTGACCGCTTGGGCTAATAGGGTTGTAAAGCGATAGAGTCATATCTCTCCACTCAGCACGACCTTTGAGCTTACGGTATACGTTGATGTGATCCAACTTGATCTCGTTCAAAGTAACACCGGGAGCATCGGCCTTTTTAATCATGAATGAAGGTATACCATCCACAAAGAACACAAATCGGTTGTTTACCGTTGGTTCAAAGGCTGTGAACATTATCTCGTTTGCGTCCAATATAGGCATTTTGCGTTCTTTTTTATTCTTTTATAAATATGCTTATTTCTTTTTTTCGTCTTTAGCAACCTCTTTCTTTTTAACGTCTTTCTTCTTCTCTAACTGCTTCTTGATGCTCTCGTAAAGCGCTTTTGGTACGCTGATTCTAAGCATTGTGTTATCGTCTATCTTCTTCATTTACTGCTTTTTATCGATTAAGAAAACGTAGCTCCCGTTGGCAATATGTTGAAGTTCAAGTAGATGAATTCAGCAGCTCTTGTAGGCTGTAGATATATAGTACCTATCAATTGGTTTCTATCTATCACATCTGGAGTGTTGTTGCTTTCGTCCATTATTACTTGGAAAGCGTATAGACCTTGACGCTGTTGAACTGTCTCTAGGTAAGGATTAACCTGATTTAAGAACTTATTTCTTGTTGCTTGGGTGTTTGGTTCGAATACCAAAGTATCTCCTATCTGACCGATGTAGTTCTTAAGTGCTATCAACAATCTTCTAACGTTAACGCGATCTAGAGCAGATGCAGCAGACTGAAGAGTCTTCTGACCGTATACTACTGTTCCTACTCCTGGGAAGTTAGCGATAGGGTTAACTTTACCTTGATAGAGATTGTTTCTGTCTGTTATGCTAAGCTTTCTTTCTGGCTGAAGCACTGTACCCATTCCTCCGCGATTAAGACCTGCTGGTGCGAACCACTCTGCAGACACTTTATCGTTGTATTCGTATATTGCGGGGATCAAAGTAGAAGCGGGTACGAAATTCAATTTACCGGTTTCGCGACTTCTAACTTGCAACCAAGGCCAGTAAGTAGCTCCATAAGAGTTGTCGTAAGATGCTGCTTGTGTAGTTGCTTGAGATAGGTTTTGACCGTATCCAACCATGTCTATAACAGCTATACAATCTCCGCGATCTTGTGCTAGTGTTAATACGCTGTTTATTTGGCTAGGAGCGTTTTGGCTTGTTAGACCAGGTACAAAAATTGTATCGAATTTATAAGCGTCTTTGTTACCCAATAGGCTTATAGCGATATTGTAGTTTGATCTAAGAAGACCTTGTATGTTGTTTGAGTTTGTATCTGTTGAAGTCACCGGAATGCTCTCGTACATGTTAAGCGGAGCTAATCCGAAACATCCGTAGAGGGCTCCAGTTGCGCCTCCGAAAGATCCTGCTACAGATCCTGAACCTATTAAAGGTAGACTAGTAAAGTAGCTTGAGTTTGGTTGTCCGCTAGCGTTTAGGTATCCAGGAGTTGGTGTGTTAACAGTTTTAACGCGGACATACTTGCTCTTGTTTTGATAGCTACCAACAGTTTGTAGATAGTAGTTTCCGAATTCATCGGCTACAGCTGTCTGATATTGATCTCCTATTACAAATCCTATATAATTGTTTTGGTTTGGATCTAAAGAAAGACCGGTCCAAGTTTCTAATATGGTTTTGTTGTTTTCGTAGTCGTCCCCTCTTCTAATTATTAAGCTAAATGTACCTGATCCAGAATCTACAGAAGCAATCTCCCATCTTACGTTTGCGCTAGAGCCTGAGGGCAATAAGCCGTTTGTATACGGTGCACCAACGTTATTCATTACAACACCTGTAGATAGCGTTTCTAAAGTAAACGAAGTGGCTGGTGTTGATGGTGTACCGCCGGAAAGTGTTGCTTTTATCACTGAAGATCCAGTAGGCGCTCCTATATTTAATCCAGTGTATATTTTTGTACCATTTTTATCAATGCTACCACTTATGATTATGTTACTTCCTTGAGAAGAAAAGGTTAAACCCAATTCAGACACACTATTTGCAAAAGAGATCAAAGAGCTCGTCCACTGACCTAGATTATATGAGTTTCCAGTATTTGGACTAAAGTATCCGTAATCTAGTGTGTCAAAATAATTATTATAATCAAATCCAAAAGCAGCTGCGGCTAAATAAGTGTAATTTCCGTTAGCATCTACTACCGTAAACGCTAATCCTGAGCCCGTATCTGCAGCTGTAAAGCTTGATACATCTATAGACGCAGTTGCTGACGCGCCTACTACTGCAGAAATTCCGTTTGATACAGAAGCTGTTGCTGCTGTGTAAGAACCTGATGCAACTCTAGTAACTAGAAGGGAGTCTCCTCCCTGCTCAAAGTAGTTCAAAGCCGCAACGCTTGTTAAGTACTCGTGACTGTATCCTCCTGAAACGAAGGGTGCACCGAATAACGCTTTGAATTGCGAATAAGAAGTTACTACGGTTGGTACGTTTACTGGTCCTATTACGGTTGGACCTACTAATGAGGCTCCTGTTTGTACTGGGCCTTGGGTTATTTGTGATAGATCGTTCTCTTGTAAGAAAACGCCGGGTGAAATCAACACTTCGCTCATTGTGTATGGGTTTTATCTATCAATAAATATGTCGCTTTCTTTCAAAACTTATTTATTGAACTCTCCCGTTTCCAAATTAATGGAGACCATTCCGTACTTGTCCTGTAACTCAGAAAAAAGCTGTGTTTCTTTCTTTTTTATTTCCAAAATGTTGGATTTGATCTGTTTTACTTGATCTTCTATTAGCGTTTTTTGATATTCCAATTCTCCCAAAGCGGAGACAGCTTGTAGAACATCTTCTCTTACGAGCTTTACGCGATCTAACTCTGTTTGCGTTAACTTATTTTCCATCTTTTGTCGCTTTTGTCTTTTTAACAGCTGGTTTCTTCGTAGCAGTTTTTTTGGTAGCTGTTTTCTTTGCTTTGCTTTCGATAACTGGTTCTGGATTTGGCCACTCAGCTTGTTCTGACTCAAAATCCACCGGGTCTACCTCAGCGATTACGTGTTTTATTTCTGGTTCTTGTAACTTGGACTTCTTTTTGTTTAAACCCAGATAAATCAAAACTGCCAAAACGGCTGCGGAAACTAAAATTGTTAGTAACATAATTTGTTTTTTTGTTAACGTATGTATTTACAAATATAAATATACGCAATTTTAAGAAAACTACGCAATATATCTTTTTGGTAACGTTACATTAATCCAACAAATCTGTGACCCAACCCTTATTTGTTAAATCCTCTTCGTTCTTTTTGGCTCTGTCGACTGCTCTCTGTATCTCTTTTTCTGTGAATAACAAGCACTGTTCGTTTTTACCGTCAGCGTCTTCTACCCAAACTGATACGTATTGAGCAGCTGCGTTAGAAAATTTTTTCTTTTCGCTGTTCCAAACTCTGATTAGTCTTCCAGCTTTAACTCTTGCTTGATCGATTAAATTTGACATGTTTTTTTGTTTTAGATTATCTTGTACCACCACAGCCAACCTAAAAGTCTGACTATATAGTACCTTAAATAGTTATCGAACTTATTTCTGTTTGTTATATTAGTCCAAAATAGCATCTCTTTGTCACACTGCGCCCTAGTCATACCAGAAGCTCTCTGGACATACAAAACATCGTGGACTAGGTAACCAAAAAGCCCATCATTGAACGGTCTGACGAAGCTCCAGAGCCACTTGGGAACTGTTGACATATCGTATAAAAAACCTTTTGGTATGTTTATGATCTCCTCATTGCTTAAACGTACCGTTATGGGTTGTTGTATCTTCCAATATTTTTGACTCTTATTTGAATATACATACGATTGAACAATCAATTCATCTGACATCAACTGTTCTATGACATTATCCTTGGTAATATAATTTGTTCTTACCATTTTCAATAGAATTACTTACTACTTCTAAGTTAATTTCTCTTATAGCTGTTACTTGTTCTCCTAAGCTTATCCATTCAGGGTCGTTATTTGCAATGCCTGCTTGAATTTGTGGAGTAAGCATATTCATCATCTCTGTATTCACATTATTGTAGCTACCTTCTGGTTTTTGCGCTAGCACAGAAAATATGGTTACGAAAGTTGTAACATCTATTTCAACTGTTGTTGTATCGTTATCTTGTAGACCTTGACAAGCTGTTTTAATTTTTTCTAATATTGAAAACGAAACGTAAGCCGCTGTTGTAAATAGTATATCTGCGATTAGGTAATAGTGTTTTGCTTTTAGCTGTACTTGTACCATGTTAAGGTTTTGAATAGTAGTAGATGATGTCTGTACCTATAAATATTAGCGTTGGAATAACAGCTCCGATAAGTGTCCATTTCGCGTCTCTCCAATCAAAATATGTTTTCTTGATATGTTTATCGTATAGCTCTTTTCCAATAGCCGCTAAACCAGCTACACCAAATCCTACTATAGCAGATACAGATTGGTTAAATAGAAAGTTTGCTATAAAGAAAGCAACAAACCAAATGAGTATTCCTGCCCAAAAATGCATTTCGTCGTCTAATTTTTTAAATCGTATCATGTTAATATCCTATTAAGTTTCTAATAACTAAGCTGTCGTTTTGAATTGTACTGCATCCAAACGAATTAGGCCCAATCCACCAATATCCTGGTCTGGCGTATGAATTACCCATTATAGGTGCTCCGCCTGTTGTAGAAGTCCCTGTTCCTGAGTTATACTCAGCAACAAATGCTCCTGTAGAAGAACACGATATTTGATGATAGAGTCCTAATGTGTGTCCTGTTTCATGTGATATACACTCTGCAATTCTCTTTTGACTGTACGATAGTGCTTTACTAAATGAAAAACAAGCAACATCAAGTCCCCATTTTATAGATTCGATGTATGCAACCCCGCCTGTAGATCCGTACCACTCGTTGTATTGCGTAACTATCACTCTTTGTCTACGAACAATTGAAGCAGAATTGTAAACATTTGAATCAGTGGTAATGTTTATATTCTTGAAAGAAGCAAAGTCCACTTTAACACTATCTACAATATTTTTAATTTCTGTTGAGCTAAGCCCTGATGGTGTAGCATAAAACGGAAGTCCTCCGTTTTGAGCTGTCCAATAAGCATCGCTTACATAATGACCATCAAAGTCTAAAAATATTATCCATTGTCCTGTTCCTACAACAGGAGGAAACGGTGTAGCATCACAAGCATCTCCTATTCCGTCTTTATCGCTATCTAACTGGTCTGGGTTAAATGTAGCAGAACAGTTATCATGTGTGTTGGGTATGCCATCTTTATCTGTATCCCTTACTCTTGTTCTAAAAGCGATCGATTGTTCTTTAGGAGACATTCTAGCTACAGTATTGTAATTACCTTGTAGAAAGTCACATGATTCGGGTTGTTTATCTTCTGTTACTGCGTAATCTTGTTTTTTACAAAACTGTAACAATACCGATAAGAATAATGTAAATAATAAAATTTTAAGTGTAGCTGACTGCATACAATAATCCAGTTATAATAGTTAGCAATAGGTAAATGAGCCTTTCAGTCCAAAATCCCCATTTTAATCCTATTCGCTCTATCCAATCTACTATTGAATTGGTGTTAGTGGAAACGTATTCTAGTTCTTTATCTGTCCATAGATTAAGAAGGGGATCATATAATGATCCT